GTCCTCCAAATTAATATTTTATGAGTGGAGTAGGGGGGATAGTTTTTTAAAAAATTTATATAAATTAAAAAATATCATTAAAATGTGTTAACCATCATCAGCCAATTCTTCAATATTTATTATGTCAAACGTATATGGATACGTTAAATAGAACAAATATTCTACTTGATACTTATCATCTGCTTTTATGTTTTTCAAATAAATGTTTCCGTTCGCATCTTGATACTTTACCTTATATTCATTCATATTCTTTTCTCCTTTACGTGTAGATACTAAACCACTCGTTAATATATTCTTTCCATTTATCATTCTTAGCACGTGTCAAACATTCTCTTTCGGTCGATTCAATGTATATTGGTTTTGCTCTTAAGCTATCGCACAACCTATCTCTATCGCTTCTTAATGGGTACGTGCCAATAACAAATGCATTATGCCATTTACCTGTCCTTGTCTTTACTTGATCTAGTTGTAGATCCATTATGCCAAAGGCTATTGACTTTAATTTTTGCGGCTTATTGTATTTATCGCTGTTGCAAATAGATTCCCATATTCTATCTATATCAACTATGAAATCATCCTTTTCCGCTACGGTATTTACCCACGTTGATTTACCTGCACAAGGTGAGCCATAGACTAGATATACTTCCTGTTTAAAACCTTCAAACCTTTTATGTAACATATTGTGCGTCTTAAAAGAAATGACCATAACATTCGCTGGATTTAAGCTTATGTTAAAGTCATTTACATTTAATTCTGTTAACTCTATTTTGTGGTGTAAAATAATGTCGTACTTATTTATTATGGGCTTCTTTGTTATTTCATCAATTATATCTCCGTGTTTATCTCGTCGTTCATTTATAACAAGGTTCCTAAACTTTTCCCACTCTTTACTTCTATAAAAGCTATATAGTGTAAACATATTTTACCTTCTTTAATTTTCTATTATAGAATAATATAGTCCTGTATCAGAGCCACTGCAAGCTACCCATTCATTATCTCCATAGTTTACACCCCAATAAGTTCCAGTTGAAATATTTGACCGACGCCATTTTATTCCGTCCATAGAATACCATATTCCTTCGCCATTTGAACTGCAAGCTTCCCATTTATTATTTGCATATCGTATGTTATTAAAAACACCCGTCTGTTTATTTGTCGCAGTCCAGATTACCCCGTCAGTTGAATAATAAAGACCTGGGCTGTTTGATGATGTTGACCAGCCACTAGAAACCCATTTATCTTTTCCAAAAGCTAATCCATAAAAGTTTTTATTAGTTATATTTGATGCGCTCCAAGAGATTCCATCGACCGAATAATAAAGACCCTTTGAACAACTTAATACCCATTTATTGTTGCCATAAGCAGCCATTCCAAAGTCGCTTATATTCATACTTGATCTAGTCCATGTGATCCCATCACTTGAATAATATAAGCCTGCTCCTGATTCACCACCTGCTATCCACTTGCCGTTATCATAAGCTGGTATTTCAAAAATTCCTGTTGTAATATTTGATCTACTCCAGGTAATACCGTCATCTGAATAGTATAATCCATTGCCAGTTCGACTGCTTACAACCCATCTGTTGCCATAAACTGCTATGAAAAAGCTGTCCGTTGTGATATTTGATCGATTCCAAGTCATTCCATCTGTTGAATAATATAATCCTTGACCATCTTCATTACATGCAACCCACTTTCCATTTCCGTAACTTACAAAATAAAAGTTGCCACTTGTAATGTTTGATTGATTCCAGGTGATGCCATCATTAGAATAATAAAGACCTTTATTGCTTATACTGCATGCTGTCCACATGTTATTGCCATAATTTGCTACAACAAAACTTCCTGTTGTGATATTTGATCTACTCCAACTTTTTCCGAGTTGAGCGTTGTTGTATATATCGTCTAAGTCTGATAAAAATTGGATTCCTTCTGCGTCTATTTGATCTCTGTCCATGGTTTCTAACTTATTTAAGTCTTCACTAAAAATAAATGTTTTTTCATTTGTTTTCCTCGTAATGTATGGATAAAGAACAGCAGTTTTATCTACTTCTGTAATTATTCCAAAATCTTCTGGTATTCCAATTGAAGCGTTGTTAATGTACGTTGTGCCATTAGAAGCGCGATAAAATGCTGACGTATGAGTAACATTATCTGCTGTTTGATAATGTACAAAACCTACAGACATACTTCCTTTACCACGCTCTAAAATATAGTTATATTCGTTTACTTTTGCTATATATTTATCTTTCTTAATCTCAGTTCCATCAGGGATAGTTGAAGTTAAGACTCTATCACTTAAATCAACTCCGATTTCTAAGTTACAGTTTCCCAAAATATCACTCCTTTACTGCCTTGCTATTTCTTCTGCGATTGCCCTTAAATTATCAAATTCCGCTTTTATCTCTTTTTTAGTCATACCTTCTTGTCTTGAAAGATCTTCACTTTGAAGATACTTTTTTTCATCTACATTTCTTTTTATGTATGGATAAAAAACAGCAGTTTTATCAACTTCTGTGATGGTTCCAAAATTATCCGGAATACTTATTGAACTGCTATTAATTGTTGTTGCACTACTTGTCCCTTTATAGAATATATCTTTTTTCAATGAGTTTTTTGTTGAGTATAATAAACCTACAAAACCACCTGCAACCCACGTACCATTATTATCATAATCTACGCAGCTAAATTTTCCACTTGTTATATTTGATTGAGTCCAAGTTATCCCATCCATTGAATAATATAGACCTTCGTCGTCGGAGGGGCTTGCTGCAACCCATTTATTATCTCCATAAACTATACTAGAAATATGACTATTAGTATTATTTGACTGAGTCCATGCTCTCCCAGCTCTTGAATAATATAGCCCTAGGTTACTCATCCCTCCTGCTGCCCATTTACCTCCTCCAAAGTTTGCTACATCCAGTGTTGAATCACCTATGTTAGATTGATTCCACGTGATTCCATCACTTGAATAATATGCACCACGGTTTCCACCAACAACTATCCACACATTATTTGCATAATATACATTGTTAAAGTTTCCGCTCGTTATGTTGGATTGAGTCCACGTTATTCCGTCTGCTGAATAATATAACCCTGAAGTAGAACATACGACCCATTTGTTATTTGCATAGCATAAACCATTAAACCTACCAGTTGTCGTGTTTGATGGATTCCATGTTTGTCCATCAGTTGAATAATATATTCCGTCCGAATTACTACTTGCTACCCATTTATCAGCGCCATAAGTTACTTTTCTAATTGTTTTATCTGTAATATTTGATCGAGTCCAAGTCATCCCATCTGCTGAATACCATATTCCTATATTAACATTTGAATATGCTACCCACTTACCGTTCCCATAACTTACATAGTCAAAGCTGCTACTTGTACTGTTCGATTGATCCCAATTGATGCCATCATTAGAATAATATAGGCCTCTAGTACCAGCTGCTACCCATAAATTATTAGCGTATTTTACTCCTCCAATATATGTATTCGTTATATTTGATTGATTCCATTCTATTCCCGAAGCCTTATAATATTGAATATATCCTGTTGTCGTTCCATTTGTTAATTCTTCAGCGATATAATCAAAATCGCCAGATTTAGCTATATACTTTTTTGAGCTAACAGTTGTATTATTGGGGATTGTAGAAGTTAAAGTCCGGTCGCTTAAATTATCTCCTATTTTTAAATTGCATTTTGCCAAAATAGCACCTCCATTAATTAGTAGGGTTAAATTTTCGCTCTATATCTTGCATATATCCGTTAATCTGCTCTTTTATTTGAGTCTTAGTTTTACTCTCGATTTTATCTGAGTCTTCACTAAAAGCATATACTTTTTCGTTTGTCCCTCTTTTAATGTATGGATAAAAAACCGCAGTCTTATCAACTTCTGTTATAGTTCCAAAATCATCTGGAATACCTATTGAACTGTTATTAATTGTTGTTATACTACTTGTTCCTTCGTAAAATATGTCTTTTTGGAGTGAGAAGTTAAATGAATATAATAAGCCTACAAAACCGCCTGCAACCCACGTACCATTATCGTCATAACCTACGCAGCTAAATTCTCCGCTTGTTATATTTGATTGAGTCCAAGTTATCCCATCCATTGAATAATATATGCCTTCGTCACCGGAGTGGCTTGCTGCAACCCATTTATTATCTCCATAAACTATACTAATAATATGACTGTTAGTATTATTTGACTGAGTCCATGTGATTCCATCGCTCGAATAATAAATCCCTCGGTTACTCGATCCTCCTGCTACCCATTTACTTCCTCCAAAGTTTGCTACATTCAATCTTGAATCCCCTATGTTAGATTGATTCCATGTGATTCCATCACTTGAATAATATGCACCATCGACTCCAACAACTATCCACACATTATTTGCATAATATACATTGTTAAAATTCCCACTTGTTACGTTGGATTGAGTCCATGTTATTCCGTCTGCTGAATAATATAACCCGGAAGTAGAACTACATACGACCCATTTGTTATTTGCATAACATAATCCATTAAATGTTCCGGTTGTTGTGTTTGATGAGTTCCATGTTTGTCCATCAGTCGAATAATATATTCCGTCTGAATCACTACTTGCTACCCATTTATCAGCACCATAAATTATTTTATGAAATATTTTATCTGTAATATTTGATTGAGTCCAAGTTATTCCATCTGTCGAATACCATATTCCTATATTAACATCTGAATATGCTACCCACTTACCGTTCCCATAACTTACACAGTTAAAATGGTAGCTATCTGTACTGTTCGATTGATCCCAGTTGATGCCATCATCAGAATAATATAGGCCTATAACACCAGCTGCTACCCATAAATCATTAGCATATTTTACTTCTCCAATATATGTATTCGTTATATTTGATTGATACCATTCTATTCCTGGAGCCTTATATTGAATATATCCTGTTGTCGTTCCATTTGTTAATTCTTCAGCGATACAATCAAAATCGCCAGATTTAGCTATATATTTTTTTGAGCTAACAGTTGTATTATTTGGAATTGTAGAAATTAAAGTTCGGTCGCTTAAACTATCTCCCAATTTTAAATTGCAGTTTGACAAAAATAGCACCTTCTTTCTTTACCATTTTTCCTCTTCTAATTTTTCTTTTCTGAATTTTAATTCTTCTTTTTTTAACTCAAATGTTGCTGGGTCATTCATCCATTTAGTAGATCCATCTTCATTTTTGTCCCAATGTTTTAATAGGATCAACATGGCTGTTTCTGAAGGCAAACATGTTTTAGTAAATACCTCTGTAGATTTTTCTCCATTAGCATTTATGCTTTCTTTCTTTTCTTCATATTGAAATCCACATGCCTTTTTAAATAACGTATTTTTTAATATTTCAACTTTTTCCATTCTCTTCGATCTCATCAGGTCGGAAAAGTCGGAAAATTGATTTATATAATCATAAAATGTACTTTTATTAATCCCCAAAAATGTTATTATTTCTTTATCCGTGGCACCTGAATCTACTAATTTTTTTATCTCATCGAATTTTGGCTTTACCAAAGTTTCATATTTATTTTTACGTCCTGCTTTTGCCATACATCATCATCCGCCAACTTTTATTTTTAATTACTTATTACCGTATTCATATAAATTACATGCTTCTTGCTTTTCTTATAAAAGCCTTTATCGCATCGGAAATTAAAATTCCAATTGCAACTGCAAATATTTGTCCCATTGAATGTCACCTCCTAAATTTGCACGTGAAAAATCACACTCCGTTTTGAAGTGTGATTCATCACGTTTGATTTTAATTCGATTTTATAATTTGGAGAGGATACAGGGTAAAGAATATTTTGCAATACCCATAATACCATTATAACATTTCACTTTCGTCATTTTCGTCAAATTTAAAATTTTTTTAAATTTTATTATTTTCCTTATCAATGGCTTCTTTATAAAGCTTCATCAAACTTGCTACAATTTCTTCTTCAGTTTCAAATCCCTTGTCTCCATACGCCGCTTTAACTGCTTTATCTAAATCTTCATGAGCCTTTACTAATTCTGGCGGCATAGTATTTGGATCGTATAAATCGGCAAGTGTGCTATCAGGATAAAGCTTCCTCGCATCTAAAACTTCTTGTGCTGCTTTTTCTATATTTTCTTTTTGTTGTGGAGTGGGCTTTGGCCAAATGAAATTGTTGTAGACTAGTGAATTTGAGTATCTATAACTCAATCCTAATCGTCCGGCTATAGCACGCATCCAAGCCATATGTACACATGACGTTAATATTCCAAATTCGTATAATGTTGCATTCGGAATTATTTGCGTTGAATCACCTGCAATTACATTTTTATTCATAAAACCTAGTGGAATATAATCTCTGTTACAAGACGTAGCACTTGGAATTAAAAGATAATCTTTATCTGGTTGTCTAATTCCAGTAAATAATGAAGGTAAATTTGATGCTCTTTTTGTAATTTTAGCTTTACTTTTTAATCTTAATTTTCTTACATTATCTATTCTTTTCATCACTAAATCGCATTTTCTAAGTTCGCTGGGATTTGCATCAACTAACCACAAACACCACCTTTTTTCACCATTTAAAAACTCTCTTGCTCCAATAAACGGTCTTATCCATTTTTTCGACAGTGTTTCTTTTTCAATTAATTCTTCTTTTTCTTCTTCATTTAATAATAAATTGCCTCCGTCCGTAGGTTGGCTTCCTTTATTCATCTTTGGTACTTCGCAAATTGGAGAAGACCTTGCTGAAACAATTATATTCGGAGCATCAGTTAAATATGGATTTATATTTTTTACAATATTTAAATTTATATTAGAATTAACTTGATTATTTTCTTTATCAATTGCTTCTTTATATAGCTTCATTAGGCTTGCTACAATTTCTTCTTCAGTTTCAAATTCTTTGTCTCCATACGCTGCTTTAACTGCTTTATCTAAATCTTCATGAGCCTTTACTAACTCCAGAGGCATAGTGCTTGGATCGTATAAATCAGCAAGTGTGCTATCTGGATAAAGCTTCCTCGCATCTAGAACTTCTTGCGCTGCTTTTTCTATATTTTCTTTTTGTTGTGGTGTGGGTTTTGGCCAAACAAAGTTGTTATAGACTAAGTCTTTTGAATATCGATAATCAGTTTTTAACTTACCAGCTACAGCTCTTACCCATGCCATGTGTATGTTTGAAGTTAAAATTCCGAAGTGGTACAGGGTTGCATCTTCAACAATCAAATTAGGATCACTAGCAACTATACTTTTATCTATAAACCCAATTGGAATATAAATTCGCTTTTCTGATGACAACTGAGGTATAAAAAGATAATTCGATTTTGGTTGTCTAATTCCTTGAAATAGCATTGGTTTATTAGCACACCTATTAGTAGACTTAGAGCTACTCTTTAGTCTAAATTCTCTTACCCTCTTAATTCTTTCTTTAATTGCTTTGCATTTTCTTAGTTCAGTCGGATTTGCATTCACAAACCACAAACACCATCTTTTTTCTCCATTTATGAATTCATTTCCTCCCATAAATGGTTTTATGTATTTTTTTATTAGTTTATTTTCTTTAACTATTTCATTTCTTTCTTTTTCATTCAATAACAAGTTTCCATTATCAGTAGGCCTATTTCCAATAGCCATTGCAGGAGCATCACAAATTGGCTGAGATCTGGATGTAACCGTTATATTTGGGGCATCAGTTAAATATGGATTTATATTTTTTACAATATTTAAATTTATATTAGAATTAACTTGATTATTTTCTTTATTAATTGCTTCTTTATAAAGCTTCATCAAACTTGCTACAATTTCTTCTTCAGTTTCAAATCCCTTATCTCCATATGCTGCTTTAACTGCTTTATCTAAATCTTCATGAGCCTTTACTAATTCTGGCGGCATAGTATTTGGATCGTATAAATCGGCAAGTGTGCTATCAGGATAAAGCTTTCTTGCATCCAATACGTCTTGCGCTGCCTTTTCTATGTTTTCTTTTTGCGGTGGTGTGGGTTTTGGCCAAATGAAATTATTGTAGACTAAGTCTTTTGAATACCTATAGCTTAATCCTAAACGTCCAGCTACAGCACGTGCCCACGCCATATGTATTTTAGAGCTTAATACGCCAAATTCGTATAATGTTGCATTCGGAATTATTTGCGTTGAATCACCTGCAACTATATTTTTATTTATAAAACCTATTGGCACATACTTTCTATTTTCCGAAGTTGTTCTTGGAATTAAAAGATAATCTGTGTCCGGTTGTCTAATTTCTCCAAATAGCATTGGAACATTTGCCAACTTGCGTGTCACTGATTTTTTACTATTTAGTCTGAATTCTTTTACTTTTTTAATTCTTTCAATCACTAAATCGCATTTTCTAAGTTCGCTGGGATTTGCATCAACTAACCACAAACACCATCTTTTTTCACCATTTAAAAACTCTCTTGCTCCAATAAACGGTCTTATCCATTTTTTCGACAGTGGTTCTTTTTCAATTAAATCGTCTTTTTCTTCTCCATTTAATAATAGATTGCCTCCGTCCGTTGGTTTATTTCCATATACCATTTCTGAAGCATCACAAATTGGCTGAGATCTTGATGTAACAATTATATTTTGGGCATCGGTTAAATACGGATTAATTTCTTTAGCATTTTTAAAATTATCAGAATAAAAGATCTTTTTAGGCTTTCCATTTTTGCAATCGCTAAATCCAATAATGACACAATGTACTGCAGCTTTTTTCCCTTTAGCCTCATTGCCCCATTTAAATGTCCTATACGCAAAATTAATTTCCGCGTTGTTTTCTTTCATCAAAGGTTCCCACAAAATTGCGGGCTGCTCACCTTGAGAAATCGAATTTGTCGAAACAAATGCAGCCTCTATTTTAGTGTTTTTCATGTAATCACTTGCTTTTTTATACCATGCAGTTACATAATCTAAAACTCCATACCTTTTGAATTTTTTACCAAATACTAAATCCATATCTTCTTGCTGGGTTTGATTTCTTAAATGATATCCTACAAACGGTGGATTCCCCATTATGTAATTTAATTTTTCCTTTGGAACTATACTTGTCCAATCCAATCTTAAAGCATTTCCTTTTACAATAGTAGCCGAAACTTTAAGTGGCAACCTTGCGTAATAAAGGCCGAAATGCTCTGCGACCCGTTGATTCATTAAGTGGTCAATTAACCACATGCCAACTTGAGCAATCTGACACGGGAAGTCTTCTATTTCGATCCCATAAAATTGATCTACATTCACTCGACAGTAAGTATTTACAACGTCGATCGAAATTTGCTCATTATCTTCTATCAACATTGATAAAACATCTAATTCCAATAATCTTAGCTCTCTGTAAGCTACAATGAGAAAATTCCCACAGCCACAAGCAGGATCTAAAAATTTTAAGTTCGATATTTTGACATGAAAATCTTCTAATTTTCTTTTATCGTATTTTATATTTTCAAATTCAGTTCTTAAATCGTCTAAAAATAAAGGCTTTATGACTTTTAAGATATTTTCTTCGCTTGTATAGTGAGCGCCTAATTCACGACGTTTTTGCGGATCGATAACTGCTTGAAACATTGCTCCAAATATTGCAGGTGAAATCTTTGACCAATCCATTTTGCAGCAATCTAATATGATAGTTCTCATCTCTCCATCAAAATACGCAAATGGCAACTTTTCTCTGAATAGTTTACCGTTTATATATGGAAAATCGCTTTTCATTGATTCAGGTAAGAGCTTATTTTCAGCTCGTTTTTCCTCATTCATATCTAAGACTTCAAAAAGCTCTGCTAGTCGTCTTGACAGGTCTGTGCCATCTTCTTTTGCTTCTTTTATGTAATTATAAAACGACCCTCTTTCGAATATACCTGAATCGTCTGCAAACATGCAGTACAAAAGGCGTATTAAGTAAACTTCGAGAGCATGTCCACTGTAGCCGTTTTCTTTTAATTTGTCACAAACAATCGACATGTTTTGTATTATTTTCTCATCAATAACATATTTATTATTTTCATTTTTCAAATTTATTTTCCCTTCTTTCAAATTAAAAACCGGAAGATTTTTTGATTTTCTTCCGGTTTTTTAAAAATACCCGTAAACATTTCCCTTTTTAAAACTTACTTTCACTATCTCTTAAAAAAGCGTTGTGTTTCCGTCTGGGGCGTTGTTCATCATGTTCGCCAATCTCATAAGCTATTTTTTGCCACGTTAATCCTCTAACATATCTCAATGTTAAGATCATTCGCATCTGGCTATCTTCAACACTTTGTATATAACGATTTAAACGATTTAATTCATAAAAGCATTTCTTTAAATTTAAATCTAACAGGCTTTTTAAATCAGCTATTTGTGCTGCATAGTTTCCAATTTTATCTGAAACTCCTTTTCCACTTGGTAAGCCATTTATATTACTTGTACATGATGACGCCACCGTTTCTAACTCTTTTATTCTCTGTTGTTGCGCTCTTATTTCTTTTTTCAAATAATAAAGCTGAGATAATTCCTTTTTAGTCATATCTTCACCTCGTTTAACTTTTTAAAATGCCTATAAAAAAAGAAAACTCGGATATTGTCCAAGTCTTCTTTCTTTACTATTGATTTATTTTTTATAAGTCAAATTTCTTTACTTTTTTGACCCACAATTTTTTATAGGTCAATTTTTTCAGTTTTTTTGACTTTAGGTTTATTTATTTCAAATGGTATTCCACGTTCTAAAATAACCTTCCTTAAAAATACATTTATTGCTGTACTCATGCTTAACCCTAATTTATTTAATATATCATTAGCTTCATCTCTTACATCCGTTGGTACGCTTATTCTTATAGTGCTTGTCAATTTAGACAATCCTATCACTCTCTTTCTTTGATATACTTATAAGTTGCAAACTTAGGAGTTTTTTAAAGTATAAGTCAAAAAGCTAATACCTTTACTCGTTGCAATGTCCTTCTACAATTTCTTTATCTGTAATTTCATCATACATGTTGTTTTTATATGTTCGAAACCATGGCGTACCTTTTCCATGAGTTATTCTTACTAACTTTGATGCTGTAAATCCTCCATATTTTTCTAAAGTTTCATTAATAGATTGGACTTTTTTTAAACCTTTTTCTGCAAATAAAATTCGACTTTCTCTTGGTAACTCATATTCTTTTTGCCTTTCAATTAGTTCTTGGTTTTCTATATTTTCTTCAAGTTCATTAATTTTTAAGTCCCCATATTTTTTGTAATTTTCATAAACACTATCTATTACAGGACCATATTTAAAAGCATATATTTTATCTCTAAACAATTTTTCGCCTGTTTTGCAAAGATAATCTGCGTAACACAAATAGCATAATTTTTCTAATTTTAAATGAGAACAGCATAATTTTGTCAAAATATATTTGGCTACGTCTTTTCCTCTTAGAGTTCTATCTTTCATTATTTTCGATATAAATTCATCGACATCTTGAATTACATCAACATCTTTAAAATACGTATCTACTTTTACTACTGACTCCCAATCTTTCGAATCAGTACAAATAGAATGAGTTGAAAATGGCGCTTCACCTTTACAGGCTTTTTTTATTTTTAAAACTATATCTGTAATATACTTAACATCTTTCTCGTCTTTTTCCAAAATATCTAGTGCTATTCTTTTATGCTCAGAATATGAATCACTTAAAATTATAAAATGTCTCTCCATTTTTACTTTTTCCCCCTTTAGTTACCCAATCTATTTTGATTCCGCGTTCCACTTTTAAATCCTCTGCTCATATCTATAGAACCTGCCATTTTCATACAATAGCTCATTTTGTAGACCACAACTCACTTGTGCCTTTATCATCTTTGTATCTTCATCTGTACTTAAAACTTTCAAATATAACTTTGAAACATTATCCCAAATCCACTCATTTACACTATTTTTTACTTCTAACCAGTTCATAGTTTTCCCTCCAAAAATTTAGTTAATTAAAAAAGCACTAATTTAAAATTAGCGCTTAATCTTCATAATGCCTATATAAGCGGCAACTAAAATATTAACATCTTTTTTCATTCTCAATTAAATTATGTTCTACACCTTTTCCTGACCTTAATTGATCAAACGAACGGTCTAACATATTGAGGTATTCTGCATTTTTAGCAGCTTTTGAGAGTGCATTCCATTCGTTTAGGCTTATTATAACAACATTTTTTTCATTTTTTTTGTGACGATAATTGTTTCTTTTTCGTCTATAACCTTATCGCAGTATGCTTTTAAATTTTCTCTTATAGTTGAATAATTTACAGCCAACATCATTTTCATTCCTTATTAGCAATATTTAGCACAATAAATCGTACGTGCATTTATGTTATATGCTATTTTTCAATTTTAGTCAAGTTTTTTTGAAATATTTTTTATTTAAAAAATTCCATTTAAAATTCTTAACGCTAAAGAATACTTGCACTTTAAAAAGCTTTGTTCATAAGCATCTTCAGCTCTTGCAAGTTCTATTTCAAGGCGTCTTTTACTGATATTACTCAAATTATTTCTCAAAAATACGAATGACTCTCTCAATTCATGATTATTGAAAAAGCCTTGTCTCAATTGTCTTTCAACCCCTATTAATATTTCTCTTTTCAAACAAAGATCTCTTTTTTCCACATAGTAGATTGATTTTTTCAAAGCAGTCACGTAGTTTAAGATGGCTTTTCTTTGTTCATTATTTATGTACGACAAAATGTTTATTAAGATAATTTGATAAATCAAGTATCCTAAGATAAGCCTAAACCAAAGCTCTAAAATTGAAGTTATTGGTGAAATATGAGTGCTCATAAGCATAAAAAATACTGCTACTCCACTCATTTCAGCTGAAAAGAAAAATAATTTTTTCAGTGTACTTGCTATGATATTTGCCATTCTCATGGGTTTTCCCTCCGTTCTTTTCTTTTTTTCATATATAACTTGTTTTTTTCGTCTATCCACTCTTTATTTTTCAAGTAATATTGGCGCTTATATTCTTTAAGTTTTTCTTTATTTTTCAAACGATAAGCCTTATGGTATTCTCTAAATTTTTCTAAATTAGCAAGACGATATTTTTGAAAGTATTTGCGCTTTTTTTCAAATCTTTCTTTTTCTTTAGGGGTTTTAAATTTTGGATTTTTTTCTCTTCCATCTATTTCTTTAATTTCATCGATCGAAATTTTCTCTTCTGGTAAAATACAGTCGTCATATTTGCAATTAAAGCAATCTCTATCACAGATTTCCATAGACTCACTCTCCTAAATTAAAATGGCAAACCATCAATTTTATTTGTATTTCTACGGCTTTTGCCTTCGATTTTCATCACAGCGCCACTTGTCATTCCTGAGATTCTATCAACTGTTTTTTCTGAAATCCCACGTAAATTTACAAGCTCATTTAGGGAATAATTGCTTGAAAAAATTGTTGGCCTGCCTTGGTTATATCGCTCGTTGACGATATCAAATAGCACTGTTTGCATCCAAGTGTCATCTGAATTTTTCGTGAAAATCTCAGTGCCGATATCATCGAAAAATAGAAAATCTACGCCTTTTAGCCGTTCAAATACTGCTTTTTCAGTAAATGTTGAGCTTTTAGAAAACGTAGATTTAATGCTTTTTGATATTTCGAAAAGATTTGTAAGTAGCACTGGAATGTACTTTTTCAAAAGCTCATTAGCCATGCAAGCAGTAAGGTGAGTTTTCCCGGTACCTTTATCGCCAAAAAGATAAATTCCATGCCCATTTTCAAGCACCGTTTTATAATTTTCGCAGTATTTTTGGCAACGATTAAAGGCTACATCAAAGCTTTTATTTAGCCCTGTTTCTGAGTTTTCAAACGTGACATTTTCGTACCTTTTTCCAATTAGAGAAAGCTTTTGCAGCTCTTTAAATCGCTGCATTCTTTGACACTTTTCAGCTTCTAATCTCTCTAGTTGCATTTTCTCTTTTTGGCACTTGCAAATAACCGGGACTGTGAATTTTAAGCCCTTGTAGTCAATGGTTTTTATCAGCGCCTGTCCACATTTTTCGCAGTATTTTGGAGAGTTTCTGCTATTCTGGATACTCTGTGCAAAGCTTCTTTTGAGGATATCCTGAATTCCTTCCATAGCCTACACCTCCAGACATGCTGTTGATTCTCTCTTCACGCATCTTTTGCTCTTTGTACGCGGTGATTACCCACTTTCTAATTGCTAAATAGTGGGACTTGACTTTGTAACCCTTCATTTCGATGTAGCTAGATAAATGGTCAATTACACCTTGCAGATCTTCTCCACAAAGTTCTTTTAATTTTTCATACTCATCGTCTGAAAGTAAGACGTTTTTATATTCACCGTATATTTTCATCGATGCCCGCTTTTTTGGTATTGCGTTAGCAATACTTTTTTCTTTCTGGTTTTTAGTTTCTAGTTTATGGTTTTTAGTTTTATGTATGTTTTCACTTTGTCTTTCAGGTTGTCTTTCAGGTTGCCTTTCAGGTTGTCTTTCGGGTTGCCTTTCAGACTGTCTTTCAGGTTGCCTTTCAAATTGCTTATCATTTTGTGATTCATAAATTTCACTTACAGAATTTATTTTATAGATCGCTGATTGGTTTCCGCTCCTTTCCTTAAAATCTATCAATCCAAGTTGTTTTAATTTATTTCTGGATCTATAAACTGCCGATTGATTCATTCTAGATTTAAATATTAACGTTGAAATTGGAACATTAAACTCTTCCCAATTAAATCTATTTGCCATGAATATCAACGTATACCATAGACAAACGTCCGATTGATTAATTTGAGAGTTATAATCTTTCCAATTTTCAAATGCTAATATTTCCTTTAAGTAATTCATAATGTTTGCCTCCATTTAAAACGGTAAATCGTCATCTAAAAAGTCCGATTTTGACGCTGTTTCTTTTTTGTTTTCTACTTCTTTAACTTTCGTACCAATAACGTCTCTAACACAGAATTCGTGGTAGATCTTATCGTTATATTTATTTGTGTAATACTTAGCTACAACCCAGATTTCTTCGCCAGTTTTATAATCTTTAAGTATTTCTGCACTTACTGAATCAAATGCACTGCATTTCACAAACGTTGGTTTTCTCCATTGATCAGTACTTGGATCTTTTCCATTGCTCAATTGAAGTGTAAATTTTATTATTCTATCGTTTATCTTTTGAATTTCTCCAAAAATTCGACCTTTAAAAATTACTGTATTAACTGAGCAAGCGCCGTTATAAATCTCTTTTTCTTCATTAAATATCTTTATCGTTCTCATCAAAATTTTCTCCTATATTTCTAATTAAGATTTTTAGTCTCGGATTTTCTGAATACATCTTCATAAAATTAACTCTACAGACTTGAGAATCGTCATAGTATGCTACGCCATTTAAAGCATCCAAAACAATTTTTATAATGTTGTCAATATCAGGCTTTTTGGTTGGTAGCATTTCGCCTTTTAGCATCAAAACTTTGTGCCCCTTTTTAGCACTTGTTGGAATTTTATAATATGCTATTGCGCTTACTTCAAGAGCTTCGCCTTTTTCAAACTTATGTAAATTCTTCACTTGATAATAAGTTCTAATCATATCTTCATAGCCTCTTGTATTCCTTGGCGTATAGACAATTGCCGTACTTGAAACCATTGTCCAACGTGGTCGTTCTTTTCCTCTTGGTTGCCCTGGGACTTCGAAAGTCACTTCCATATTAACCCTCCAATCCTTGCTGTTTTGCCTTTTGATTTGCCATCTCATTTAAGCCCTCTAAGATATCAGTTCTCTGCTTTTGAGTCAATTCTTTAAAGCTTTTAACATTATACTTTTGTAAAAGGGTAGAGTATAGCTTGTCCGCTTCATCAAAACCCTTTACTACATTTTTCAAAATCGCAGCATCTTTTGCGCTGATTTTTTCGGTTTCGATTTCCGGTAAATCTTCACCTGAATAAATGTAAAGTCCAAGCCCAAACATTGCTAAATTTTTTACTAAACATCTCATTATTGTCTTGTTGACATCAAACATCGTAGCCGGCTCAACGCTTATATCTTTTTTAAATCTTGTATCGTATGTATAGCCTTCGGATTTCATGGCCTTATTTGAGCTATCCATAACAGGTAGCCACATAGAATGGGTAATATCCTCAATTGTAACGCTCGTAAATACCATAAAACCAATTCCTTCATCAAAGACATACGGTAATTGTTTTTCTCCAAACTGGTGTATTTTGTAATTAGCTTTTGGATATCTCTTTTTAACTTCAGCCCAGGCATACGGCCATGATAAATAAGAAAGATCCTTTTTCTTTTCAATGTGATCATTCACATTGACTTCAAATAAATTTTCAAATACTGATTTTTCTGTCATTTTTCTCCTCCCCAAATCCTTAATAATACGGTCTTTCGGCAGTTCTCTGAAAACAAAAATCTAAACATTTTTCACAATAAGCTTTTCCTTCAATCACATAATAATCTTCGTCTTCAAATATGCCGCCATCACAATATGAGCATTTTAAAACCGCCTTTGATTCAAAATCAGGCGGTTCTAAATATTCTCTATCATCTAATAAGTAATCCATTGTTTTTCATCCTTTATCTGTGCATTTGGCGCACAGATGAATCGTTTTCTGTGCGTTTAAATAAGTTTAATAATTATATCTTTATTCTTCATCGTCTTTTTCAGCTTTTAATTTCTTACAGACGATTTTAAAAGCCTCTAATGTTTTCTCTTCTAAATCTTTTAGTTGTGCGCTTTGGTAAGATGTCACCATCACTAAAATCATCACTGTTATTATTAATGCTACTTGCATTTTTATACCTCCTGTTTTTTCAAAAATAAAAGGACTAGATTTCTCTAGTCCATATCTCCTAATTGGAGAATTTCTTCAACTGTTAAGCCTTCTTTTATTAATCCTAAACTTTCACAAGTCAGTTTCATAACTTCATAATAATCATCCTCGAATTCATATATTCGTTTTTGCTTTAAATAAACCAACGAAAATAAAATTATTGTTGTTATAATCAAAAGCGTTTGCATATTGCTTGTCCTCCTGGTATAATATAATTCCTGTGTTTTTGCAAATTAATTCATAAGTTTAAAACTGCAAAGGCTTATGTAGCTTGAAAATGCCGTTTTTCCTTTTATGTTTTTACTTGATAGAAAAGATATAATAGTAAAATATACTCACTTGTATATTATATCTATCTTGTTATCATATACAATAACTTTTTCAATAAAAGCTCTAGCAATTAATTTTTTATCTTCTAAAGTTAGATTGTCCCAATTTGTTATTGTAGATTTTATTACGTCATCTGATATATTTTCAAAGTCACTACTTTTAAATGAGCTAATTTTATTTTGTATACTTATGCGTTGAGAGTCTAACTCATCAATTTTTTCATTAATATAGTTCATAACCTTTTCATTTGCCATAGGAATTTTATTAATCAAATTTTCTATTTCGTCTTGAATTTTCTTTAATTGAATCTTTAACTCATTTTTTTCTTTTTGATATTGTATATTTCTCTCAAGTTTAGTAAATTCAAAATATTTGATATGATCAATTAAATCGTTTTTTACACTAATTTCTATATCATCAAAAGTAATAGGATTTTTTCTCTCGTAACAAGTTTTGTTTTTTCTTCCTCCACAATTAACATAACGCTTTCCATTTCTTTGACCATTAACAACTGTTACACTCATATCACAGTAACCGCATTTTGTTAGTCCTGTAAGCCATGTATGTGTCCCTCGTCCGCTATTACTTATAGGTTTGTTTTTATCAAGTTCTCTTTGCACCTCCAACCACAAAGAAGCGTCTATAATGCCCTCATGCGTATTCATTTGAACAAACTCTCCATCATAAGTTGAAAATTTGGCTCTGGTTTTCCCTTGTCGTTTTGAGTATACTGTACAACCGTATAAACCTACAAACTCATCTATTGGTTGATTAATTTTTGCACCCTTACTTTCAAGATATATGTATACATCTGCATTTGCACGAACATAGACTGGATTCCTTAAAATACGTCTTACCGCAACATTTTGAAAATTTTTATTTCTATTTGTTTTATAACCGTTTTCATTAAGCTTCTTGACAACATCCCCTAAACTTTTAGTTTCCGCATATTTTTGATAAATAAATTTTACTATACTACTTTGATATTTATCGGCTTCTAAAATATGTGTATTTATATTTTCTAAAACTGTAGGTACTTTTTTATAACCAAACGGTGCCACTCCTGCGAGAAATAATCCTTTTTTACCTCTCTCATAAAAATTATCAGACACACGTTTTTTTATCATATTTCTTTCAAGCTCTGCAAAAACCATAATTATCTGCAAAGTAGCTTTGCCCATAGCAGTACTTGTGTCAAATTGTTCACTACATGATTCAAATTCAACATTATATTTTTCAAAATCATTATATATCTCAATGAAATCTTTTAACGATCTACTTATTCGATCAACTTTATATACAACAACTTTAGAAATTTTTCCATTTTTAATATCTTTTAATAAATTTGTAAATCCGGGTCTTTTGATGTTTCCGCCTGAATAACCTTTATCTTTATATACTCTAAAAGTTACATTATCTAAAATTCGTCTTTTACAATATTTTTCTTGTTGTTCTATACTTATACTATCTTTTTTATCTATCGATTGTCTACAATAAATTGCTATCATTTTTAATACTCGTCCTTTTTTCTTTTGATACATTATATTATATCACGTTTGAATGTAAACTTAAAGAGCATTTTTGTTATCCTTTAATTTTATCAAAAATTCTTAAGCAAGATTTAGTTATTTCCTCACGTACAGATACTTTACTTTCTTCGCTATCATAGCAAATCACATAACTCTTCACTTTAAGTCCCAATTTGCTTATGTATGACTTTTCAAGTTTATAATTATTTGTTGCATTATCACCTTGCATAAGTAAAAAATCCTCTCTTCTATAATGTTAGATTAATAACTCATTAACTTATTCTTTATTATGTAAACTTAAGTATAATCATTCTTATTAAAACTATACTTTCTCATTTTTAATAAAAAATTTAATCTACAGCCTTCAAAATAGAAGCACACGAATTTCACGTCCAAGAAGTTATAGCTTGGCTACCCCCATAGCTTGCGACGGCTCACAACATAACACCTTTCTATTATGTTGCTTCAACGCTCGAGCGGTGGCTAGGCAGGAGTTTCATTAACTGTTACTGCAAATTTTGTATTCAATTTTCAAGGTTCTAGTAAAGGAATTTTAGAAAGTGGAAAAATACCCTCTATATATAAAGACGATTTAGGAGGTATTTTTGATGCATACTTTTGAAAAAAATTTCAAATTCTCTTTTTTAAATAAATTTTTTTAATATTTTTTATTATTCTTTCAAATCGTCTACATATTACAGATTGATCCACATTATAGATTCCTTCCAGTTCTCTTTGAGTCCGCCTTTCTTTAACTATATAGCTGATAAATACTTGATCTTCAATCGGCAAGCTTTTGACAGCCTTATGTAATTTTTCATTTTCAATAAGATCAATCCAACCCGTTAATGTATCGTCGGATATTTTTTCATCTAAATCAAAATTGTCTGGCATATTTTCATACACCTCACTCTCTAAAGAAATTTCTCTTTTACTTATTCTGGTTTGTTTCCGTAGGTCGTCCGTATTCATATTTCTAACAACTGTATTGAAATATGAAATCTCATCGTTTATTTTTTGAAGCCTTATATCCATCTTCGTCCTCCAAATTATTTCTAAAATCGAATAATTTGAAGGAATTATGGAGCTCTGATGAATTTGAAAAACCAATGCTGCATAATTTAACCCTTTTGCAGCCTAGCTATTTTAGATATGAAAAAAGGCAGAAAGATCCACTTGAAAGCGTCTTTCTACCTTTTGGGAATATTATGAAATCTTTATATGAAAACTAAATGTAAATCAAAAACTTTAATTCGTCTTCTTTGAAGTGTTACGTTGCTAGGTTACACACTTTCTTAATACTTATTAAAATTTTGCTTTTGTTTATAGAAAAATTTTTTCTAAGTAAATTAGTGGATCCCAGCTTATTTCAAAGCTGATGTTACATCGTTTTATTTTTTCTTTTAGAAAATATTGATGTCGTTGTTTGAAATTTAAAAATCTGATTTCTGCAATAAATCGATTAATTTAACGTTCAATATCTCGGATAATCGAATCAGCGTTAATACGGTTGGTTCAGTTTTACCCACTTCATAGTAAGCGTATGTCGATCTCTCAACCCCCAATTTGTCTGCTACTTCTCGTTGTGTCATGTCACATAGTTCTCTTTTTAGTCGTAGATTTGTTCCTAGTTCTTCTTTTGTTTTTATGTATTCTGGCATGTTTTTGGACTCCTTTTGTTCAGAAATATTTATTCTATTTCTATATATTAAAGAAATATTATTTCTTTGTAAATAGTTTTTAGTAATTTTATTTCTATTTTTAATATTTTAAGAAAAAATATGTTAACTTATTTAGAGGTGATACAAATGAGTTTTGGAGAAAGACTAAGAGAGCTTAGAGAAGAACTTAACATGACACAAGAAGATTTAGGACGTATGTTAGGAGTTTCAGGAAGACAAGCAGGAAATTATGAAGCGAATAAGCAATTTATCAGAGATGAAGAAACTTTACTAAAGTTAATCAAGCATTTTAATGTCAGTGCAGATTATTTATTGGGTTTATCTAATGAAAGAAATTACACTAAATATTTTTCTTCTTTAAAAGACTATGAAAGCTTAAACGTTCAAAATAAAAAAGAAGTAAACAATTATATAAAGTATTTGATGTATAAAGAAAAAAATGATATTTAAAAAAGCCTACTTCAGTGAAAAAAGAGTAAGCTTTTATTTTTTTACACAAAAAAGGCGCCCGAAATGGACGCCTTAAAAATTTGGTTTGTGTTTTTTGAAAAAATTAAATATAATTGTTATTAGCGGGGGATGTTTATTAGTTAATAAGCGCTAATAAAAGCAAATAAAATTATTTATAATAGTTATTTTGTAGAATAGAGTAACATGGAGGGATTTGTTATGGCGCAATTAGTTACAGCAACAAGTGGTAAATCGAAAAAGACAGCTTTAATTTTGTGTTGTATTGGATTTTTAGGCTTTGGGGGTTTACATCAATTTTATACTGGAAAATTTGGAAAAGGTATTTTATATCTTTTTACTGGCGGTTTGTTTTTCTTTGGCACAATTATAGATCTAATAAAAATTTCAATGGGCCAATTTGTTGATAGTACCGGAGCTCCATTAAAGGAATAATATAATTATCCCCCGCTTAAAATATAAAAATCATATTGTGCATTGTCGAAAAATGTCATATAATAGAATTCGTAGCAAGAGAAAAGTCCGAGCAAAGGGCGGTTTGTCACTCCTTATGAAAGGAGTGATTTTATGGATATTAATTTATTAATTATTTTACTGTTATTTATAGTATTATATTTAATTTTAAATATAAACATAAAAAAATAACCGCCCCTTCGCCTAAGGTTTGCGGTTATTAATCAAGAACTTTACGGACATACCGCCTTTTGAGCGGTCATCTCTTGTTACTTTTATTTTAACACAAATAATTTATTTGTCAAGTTTAATTTTATGTAGTTGTTAATTTTTTAATAATATCGAAAACGTAGTTGCTGCCACGAGAGATTAGAATGCCTGTTAAAACGCAGCCAATATAAGGAATTTGAGATTTCAAGTTAAAGTATGCAGGTAAATCTAAATTATACGCAACTGCTACTAAGACTCCTAGAATAAGCGCTAAAAACATTTTCCAAGAAAAATGACCATCTACGAAAAACTCGTTTACGTAGGTGACGATTGCTTCAACTAAAATCGAAAAAGCTACGATTCCAAAAACATTGTTTGCCATATTGTTACCTCCTTGTTGACGAAAAAAGTCAGATGTGGTACAATGGCATTCGAAACCATAGTTAAGGCTTAGTCCTTGAGTATGCCTCTGCTTGCACTTAAAATGCTTGAAGTAGGAGGTGATACTTATTTGGAAACGGTTCGTTAGTCTTTTTCGTAAATTTTTAAGTAAAATACATAAGAAAAAGACAACTTCAATTATTATCGAAGCTGTCAATTCTAATATTATTTTACAAATAATATACAAGGACTAATCACCACAAAAGCCTTGCTATGGTTTCATTATACCATAAATTATTTTTTTGTCAAATGTTATTTAAAATTTTTTAATAAACGCATCTGAAAATCCAACGCTCCTAGCAATTTCTAATTGCTTCTCAGCGTTTTCTTTTTGCGAATAAGCACCGACTTGAACGTAGTATTTTGCTTCAGTTGAAACATTTTGAGGTTGTGATACCTCTTCAACTATCTGCCCACCTGCAACTGCTACGATGCCTTTAGCTATACCTAAAGCGCATTTTCTTGCAAAATCGTCCGTTAAAATAATCGGTACATCTGTTTTAGAGTCCATGAAGCCGCACTCAACAAGCACTGCAGGCATTTTCGTTTCCCTGCATATATGTAAATCCATTGACGTTAAAGGCTCAGCTCTATTTCCTTTAAGCCCTGTTTGAGCTATTACATTGTTATAAATTTCAGATTGGAGTTTTTTAGTTGTAGCTCCGACTTTTAAATAAACTATCGAAACTACACCTCCACCAGAACCTCCATTAATTCCAGCGTTATGATGAATCGAAACGCAAAAATCAGCGCCCCAACTGTTTGCTGTATTTGACCGAGTTTTAAGTGATACATCAGTTTGACCAGTTACATCATCCAACCGTTTTACTTCATGGCCGGCTTTTTGTAAATGCTCTACGACGTACCTTGCGACTCTTTCGTTGAGTTGCCATTCTCTGGTTTCATTTGGATCTAATGATTTTAGGCATCTTTTCCCTTCTGTATACAGGCCGTGTCCTGCATCTATTGCTATTTTTGCCATAATTTACGCCTCCTATATATACTTTAAAATTCCCGTTTTGTTGCTTTTTAAAAACTAAGATTTTATCGCAAAATAAATATACTGTCCATAATTTTTATTTAAATTCAAAAATACTCCATCTGATGGGGCCGATTGAGTTTGTTTTAAAGTTACATTAGCTCCGCTAATTGACATTCCCTTTGTACAACCATATGGGCCATTCCCCATAGCAAAATTGTATAGATAATATTCATTATTAGAATCATATTTTATAGGCGGTTGATTCATTAAATAAACTATAAAAAATTTTGGTGTAAATGAAAGCGTTATAACCTTTGTCGCTTCTCCATTCCCAACTATTGCTCCCATTACAATGTCACTTGAAGATAAGCCTCCAAGTGCCGATAACGCAGCACTGGCTGTCGTTGCACCTGTTCCACCTTGAGAAATCGGCAAAGTCCCGGTTAAATCTTCAAGCGACGTTGGAATTGAAGGTTTATTCTTTATATAATCGTCTGCTGTCGTATCGCTTTGGCTCCAGTCACTTTGAACGTTGACTTCTGCACTTGCCGATATTCCATCAAGCTTTATTTTATCTGCTGCACTCATAAGGCCATCTGAACTTTCCGTCGCTGCTATATATGCATCTCTTATTAAAGTCGAATCCGTAAAATCAGTAGCCAAAGAAATTAAATCTGAACTTGAAAGTGCACCTGATTTTGCATGTAAAACTATAGTGCCATCTGTGTTTATTTTAAGCGCTACTGTATCGTTAATGGTACTTGAATTTAGAGCACAAGTTGTATATATATGAGCCATATTAGGTCTATACCCGTCAGGTAAAGTACAAATTGTAAGTCCAGTTGAGGTGATTCCTTTAAAAGCTCCTCTTAAATATACTCTGTCTCCGATTTTCTTATATGATGGTATAGATGAAGAGTCATAATACGTCGCGCCATTTTGTAAAGTAAATTCAATCCATCCACTATCTGCCATAAATGCAGATAGCCTATCATTTAACGCTTGAATCGCCGTAACTGTTGTGTTGATGTCATCTGCAATTACAGACTTAAAAACTAAAAAGTTAACTGTTTGACCCGGCAATAATTCAGCCGTTAAATCAATACTCATATTGTTATTATTTATCGTGTAATTTAAATCTTCAACTGCTCTGAGTCCATTTATAAATACCATCAATACGTCAGTAGTAGGGTCAAAACTTGGAATATTAATTGGAATATTAGAAGCCGTATTTTCACTTACAAAACTGCTTGTAAGCGAAATTACATTAGTAGAAACACTTAATTCTTCAGTTAGCTGTTGCAAAAAGGTTTCAAATTCTCGCCGTTTAGTGCTCGTATAACTTACATAATCCTCTTCAACGTCTTCAACATAATTATTAAATTCAGAGGTCGATGTATCATAAAAGTTACTGTATGCGCTTTGCCATTGATTAAATAATGTGCTTGTATCGACCTGCTTTACTAAACTTGTAATCCATAGGCATTCACTTGACCCCCTAAGATCAGTAATTACATCATTTCCAATTGATGTAGCACTTGGCGCAACATAAATATTGGCAATTCTATATTCAATAATGTTCGGATCAGTGTTAATTGCTGGCACTTGTGGATTTGAATTTGCAGTGCCTGTCCTATATACAATATTTCCAACTCGTCCCGCTGTTGTTTTATCAACTTGAACAATTACGCTATCTTTTCTCGGGACTAATTCTGTGTTACTAGGTACACTGATTGTGATATCTGCTGGATTTTCGAACCATTTATCCGCAAAAATCCCTTCACCAGCTTTGCAAATAATATTCATTCCATTGTTTGCCGACATAACTTGTAAATCAGTGCTTGGTGTACCACTTTGAGTTGCAAAAACACCGTTCGATACAAGTCTTTTATACGGTCTATTCATTTCATTGGCAGAATAAAGCCGATCTCCACTTACGGAGTCAAAAAATCCGCAATTTACTGCAAATGTTTGATCTGACATATTCTAATTTCCTCCTTTTCACTTTAAAATATATAAAATTTCAAAATTCATATTTGTATTCGCGTATGCTGTTCCACTTGCATTTTTAAATTGAATGGAATATTCATTCGAACTTTTACTAAAAACGCTTGCAAATCCGCCATCCGATAAAACTCTAACGCCAATTATGTATCCTGTCGCTCTTGAAATTACATTTGTTGGAATACTTACAAACCCCGAACTATCTGTTGTTAAATTAAAAGTCGACTCTAAAATTTGATTTAAATCACTGCTAAGCTGATTCTTTATCGTCGTATATGATACTTTTTGTGTATCGTTATTTTGCACTACGGGGAAATACGAAGTACCAGTTAATGAAGTTGACACGGAATCTAACTCTGAAATTTTAATACTTGTTCTGTTTGGCATAAAATCAGTCCTTTCTTTTAGTCGGTAAACGCTGTTTTTTCAGTGTTTAAAAACATATCATCTTCAGTAGTTAAAAGTACAATATCCTCAGTAGATAAGGCACTTCCAACGGTTTCTAAAATATTATCGCTGTATTCAAATTTTGGTTCAACTGAATATCCTTTATCGTCATTCACTTCTGTGACTTCAACGATTCTTGCACTGATTGATTGACCATAATTATTTTCAACTGCAACTAAGTCACCTAGAAAATAATCGGTTTTATAAGTAAAGGTAACATTCGGCTCAATTGTTCCTTCAAAAGAAGTAACTACCCCATACTCAGAAAGTTTTTCATAGCCTCTGTTTAACAAATAAACCGAATAAACAACTTCTCTTAATACAACGTTATCATTGTTTTCAGGGGCACTATTTGGAAGATCTGCAATTACCGCATTTGTGATTTTGTAATAGCTTGTATTATCAATATTTACAATGGTTCCACCCGGATAAGAGCTTTTTAAACTATTTAACTGATTAAGATCAAAAATTTGAATATTTATATAATTCATTTTGTAAACGTAATTACCACTTTCTGTTGTAATAAACCCTTGTCCACCCTGTGAGGTTGTTGGATACGTTGTAGTTAACTCTTCCCAGGTGATCGTTTTAGATAAATCTTTTGCATCAACATATATTTCATATCTATCTATGCTTTCAGCGTAATTTGCAGTGCTTTTAGATCTTTCTGACCCTTCACCTTCACCGGCAACTAAAGCTACATTTCCTAAATTTGTCGCATCGTTTACGTATTTTGATGTCGTTAAATTTTCATAATGATCTGAAAAGATAACAGTGCCGGTTCTGTTAGTTCCTTTATATATTTTAAAAAGAAACTTTTCGTTATCTAGCGTAAACTTGTATCCCCAATTATACCTTTCGCAATATTCCCTTATTTTCTCTCCGAGATTCTTATACGAAATTTGCTCCGTTAAAGATTCATCAAGGCCTGAATTTGATCCAAGATAAATTAATTGGTTTTTATTCGGCTTTAAGAATTTTCGAGCATCAATTGTTGGTGAAATGCAAGAAGACGTTACAATTGATCTAATAAAATCTTCAACGTTTCCTTCACAATTAACTGTATCCCAGATTATCCTTTGATCTAAAAACCCTTTTGCATCAGATCCTTTAACAATTAAAAAGTCACCTTTTTCAACATCTGTTTCAAGTTCAATTTTCTTAATTCTACAAACCATTTCATCGTCATTTCTTGCAAGATAATAGCCTTCTTTATATAAATCCATATTTTGTTGTGTCGCTTCAATATATAACTCGCAGTCTCCTAAAGCTTTATACCTATTTACCCATATACAGGATTTATATGTATCTGCAATTCCAATAGTCTTTAAGTTCTCATCTAAAACGAAAATATCTCCCATCATAAGTCAAACACCTCGATAAAGTGTATAATGTTTAAACAGAATATAAACGTCGTCATCATTGTCCCCGTCATCAATCAAATATCCAAAGAAATTATCTCCAGTATTTAATTGAAAAAACACTGAGTCTCTTTGAATTGAACCGAAAATATTAGAACTTATTCCGTTTCGAATTAAAGTAACGGTCTTTTCACCTTTATTGGTATTGATAATGACTTTATCACCTGATAAAAAGTTATAGTTTAAAACAAAATCTTCACCAGTTTTGGTATTTCTAATTTGGATTTTATTTATTGAACCTATTATCGAAATTTCAATTATCATGCCTGTTTTTGAACTTGAAGAATTGAAAATATTAGTAATTTTATTTGCTTCTAATTCTGAAAAAATTATCGCATCATCCGTTGAACTATCAGGATCGATCGTAGCGTTATTTGCGCCAAAAGAAAAAGGAAACTCAAAATGAGGTATTACTTTCGATATATTATCGATGATTTCATTTATATCTTTAAAATACGGCTGTGGGCAAAGAAGCGAAATCTGCGCCGTTTGCCCATTTTTAAATAAATCGCATTCGAAATTTTCTACATAACAATCTATCCATACATCTCTATTTTCGTTTTTAAAATAAAACTTACACCATTCTTTCGTTGCGAAAAACGTGTATAAATATTGTCTGTTTCTTTCAATTTCACCATTGATTTTAATTGTTATGACAATTTCTCTCGTTTCAAGTTTTGAAGAATTAAATCTTGCACCATCAAGACCTGCAATTGTAGACGTGTTAATTTTAGCTTTTGGAGGATTTAACCCTTCGATACTGATAATTTGAAATATTTTCTCATTTTCAGTTAAAGTGAGAGTCTCGTTTCTACTATTCATAATTTTCGTTTCAAATATCAAACAGTAACACCTCCATGTATGTAATTTAATAAGTTTCTAGTTTGCCTATAGAGCTCAATTCTACTAGGTTGCTCTGGAGCATTGATAATTTGCGTGAAATTATTCGTTGTGTTACCTGCCATATTAGTAATACTTGAAGAAGATGAACTTCCTTTTAATTGACGAATCATTTCACCTGCAACTGCATTGATCCATTTTTTGTTGTTTTCAAGAGGAACAACAGCTTCAGCTCCATTTCCTTCTAAGAATCCAACTTGCCCTTTCTTCAAGACTCCACCTTTTGCAAGTTTTGGTATTTCACTAATATTAAGCCCTTTTCCACCAACTCCAGGTACCCAATCAGGAATTTTTATCTTATTTAATCCTCTAATAAAGAAATTTAATCCATCAATAAGCCAGTTGATAGGCTTTTTAATTATATTTGTAAGCCCATCCCAAACTTTTTTAATTGCTTCTTTTGCTCCATCAAATATTTTTTTAAACCAGTCTCCAACTCCGTTAAAGACTTTTTTTATTCCATCCCATATTCCTTTAAAGAATTCAACAACTTTGTCCCAAACCTTTTTAATCCCATCCCAGGCACCTTTAAATGTATCGCTAAACCAAGTACCAATAGATGAAAATACTCTTACTATGCCGTCCCATATACCTTGGAAGAATTCAACAACAACTGCCCAGACATTTTCAATTGCTTCCCAAGCACCTTTAAATAAATTCCCAAACCATTCAATAACTGGCGATAGTATATTCATTATACCTTCCCATAACCCTGAGAATAAGCCCATTACAGGTTCTATTAATCCTTGCAATAAGGCTGTGATTATTTGTGGCAATGCTTTAATCAATTCTATTACTATTATTGGGATTGCTTGAATTAGTGCCATAAATAATTGAACCGCACCTTGAAGTAAAACAGGTAAGTTTGTAATTAAAGTGCTTACTATTGTACTTACTATCGTTCCAATTTGAGGGACAATTGCTTGTATAATAATCGGAATTGCTTGGATTATAGCCATTAAAAGCTGAACTGCTCCTTGTATTAGCATTGGAAGACCTTGAACTAATCCATTTACAAGTGCACTTACTACTTGAGGAATAGCTTGTACTAATGGTGGGATTATTTGAGGGATTGCTTCAATTATTGCCATCAATAATTGAATTGCACCTTGAATTAATTGAGGAATCGCTTGAACTAATCCATTTACAATTGTTGTAATTATCGTCGGTAAAGAAGCTGATAATTGTTGAATAATTATTGGAATTGCTTGGACTATAGCCATTAAAAGTTGAATTGCTGCATTTATTAAAACTGGTATTGAATCAATTAAAGCTTTTATTATTTGAGGAATAATTGTGATAATTGAAGTTACTATTTGTGGTAAAGCTTGAGCTAAGCCTGTTAAAATACTTCCAATCATTTGAATTATTGCCGTTATTAACGCTGGCAATAAACTTAATAGGCCTTGAATTATCTGTGGAATAACATTAACAATAGCGTCAACAATTTTCGGTAATGCTTGAATTATTCCATTTAATAAAGTTGTCATACCCGTTATAACTTCTGGCAATAGTTGCTCAATCAATGAAACTATTCCCGGTAGTATACCTTGAATCGCTTGAAATATACTGGAAACTACCGTTTGAACTATTGGTAATATATTTTGAATTACAGATCCTAAACTTTCTATAAAATTCTGTATTAAAATACCTAAATCTGCATTTTCATCAGCAATACCTGTCATCAAATTAGTCCAAGCAGCTTTCATTGATAACACTGATCCTTGAATTGTAGTATTTGCTTCTAATGCAGTAGTTCCGGTGATCCCCATTTCTTGTTGAATAACGTGAATTGCTTGATATACATCATTTAAATTGCTAATATCATAATGAACTCCACTTAACTTTTCAGCATCAGCTAATAGACGTTCCATTTCAGTTTTTGTGCCGCCATATCCTAATTTTAAGTTATCAAGCATCGTATAGTTTTGTTTTGCAAAGCCTTGGTATGCATCCTGAATTGATTGCATTGAGGATCCCATTTTATTAGAGTTATCAGCCATATCAATTAATGCCATATTTGCTACGTCTGCGGCTTTTTGGGTATCCCCACCTAAACTTTGTAATAGGCTAGCACTAAATGAAGTAACGGTTTTCATATAGTCGTTTGCAGATACTCCAGCTGTTTTATAAGCGTTATTAGCATAAGCTTGGACTTTTGCTGAACTTTCTTTAAAAAGAGTATCTACTCCACCTACTAATTGCTCATATTCAGCATAATTTGAAACTGCTGATTTTACTAAAGCACCTAATCCCGCAGCTGCTGCCGCAACCCCTGCCAACGCTGCTTTTCCAAGACCACTTGCCATCTTTTTAGCTAATGCTCCAACTTTATTTTCACTTTTATCTGCAGCTTCTCCAACATCTGATATTCCTTTTTTGGCATTATCGCTTGCTGTTTTGGTTTCGTTGGATTCTTTTTGTAACTCATCTAATGAATGACTATAATTTTTAATGTCTTTTTGAATGCCGTTAACTTTACCTTGCTGATTTAAAATCGTAACATTCAATTGATCAATGGCTTTTTTATTGCCACTTTGTGCTTGTTCAGCTTTAGTTAATTCAGCTTGGTATTTTTTATATTCAGCACTTGTTTTGCTTACCCCTTGACTTGAAAGTTGTTGTAATTTTGCTTTTAATTGATCAATCTTATTTCCGTTTGCGCTATATGCACTTTCTTGTGCTTTTAATTGAGACTTATAGTTATTTAATTTTGCTGTTTCTTGAGTTAACAAAGTTCCAAGTTGTTTTAATTTTGCGTTTATTCCTTCACTTGATTTGCTCCAGTTATTCATACCGGAAGCTGCTGCTTTAAATTCAGCATTTGCTAGTTTAATTTGCCGATTAGCTTCTGTAATACCAGATTTAAATTCTGATATATCAAGTTTAATTTTTGAAGTGATTTCATTTCCACTCGCCATATTTTTTTGCCCACCTCCTCAAACTAAAACCATGAATCATTCGCCGGTTTTCGAACTTTTGATTTTTGGTTTGATTTTTGATTATGATTATTTAATCTTCTAATTAATAAAAAGACTTCCTTTGCTTTTTGACGTCTAACTAAAAACGGATTAAGACTAGGAAAACTCTGACTTATATTCAGTTCCATATCAAAAAATATTTCGTAAAGGGACAGATTACTTTTCTGTCCCTTACTTAGTTTTTTGAGTTTACATTCATGCTTAGTTGTTGAATTGTGAATTTAACTACATCAATTAAAACTATAGCTATTTCAGATACTTTCGTATTTTTAAGTTCATCTTCAGTTAATCCTTCGAAAATATCTAATAATAATTCTTTGACTGTATCCATGCTAGTAACAACTAAATTACCTGCCATTTTAATTATTTCAACATCTGACCCGGTTTTTAACTCATCTAGTTTAATAGCTTCGGCTACATCTTCAACTGTTCCAAACATTAAATCGTATTTGCTGGTTTCATAGGTCTTTACTATCTTCTTTTTATCATAAATATTTAATTTCAAAATATTTACCTCCTAAAGTTTAAGCAGTAGCTGTCGATACAACTTCAACGTTACCTGCAACTGTGAATGTTTGTCCACTTGTAAATGCATTTCCATTTACTGTAACTGTTCCACCGGTTACTGAGATAGTCAATATATCTCCACGATGTATTGTAGCACCGGTTGTTAAAACTTGTGCGTCTTTTGTAACTGTGACGGTTGTTTCTGCAGCTTGAGTAATTGTTAAAGTATAATCTTGAACATCTAAAGTATCTGGAGTAGTTACTGTATCGAAAAATGTAGATACATCAGCTAAATTTTTACCTAAATCAACATTTAAAGCTTTTGCACCCTTATTTGTTTTTGTAAACCTATGAGTGGTTGCAATACCCGTATAAGTTATCTCTTGGCCATTTCCGTCTGTGCTATCATTTTCCGTTGCATTTGTCTGACTTGGAATATTAAATGTTCCTTTATATCTCCAAACGTATACTTCATCACCATTTGTCTTTTTAGTCTTATATCCTAACGCAAAATATTTAAGGTCTCTTGCTCCTTCAATTAATGAACCTGTAGTTGCATCATAATTTTGTCCGGTTATTTCAGCTAAAACATCAAATGGGATTGCAGACGTTGTAATTGTTACTTCATCTGCTGCTGTGCTTGATACTACAACTGCTGGGATATTATCATAATAGTGAGCTTCGCTTGAACTATCGGTTTCTCTTGATATTTCTGCTACACCAGCGATACTAAAAACATTTCCCGTTGTATAACCTATTGCATCGTTTTCATCGTGTGTTACTTCAGCTGCTACTAAACCTTCGACACCTCTGTATTCTACTATTTCTTGTAAATTTTGACTTGGCATATTAATTTCCTCCCATATATTCTAATTTTTCTATTTTTAAAACTTGAATTCCTCTTCCAGTCCAAGATACTTCGTCACTTGCTACGTCGTATCCTTGCCCTGAAACTATAAATCCTTGATTTTTTAAAGCGTTCTTCGCTTCTAATAATTTTGAGTTTACTAAAACTGGGTCTTTTGAGTAAAAGTTCACATCAAAATCCCATATTGCACTTATACTTTCATTGTCAAAGTGAGACCCATCAAAAGAATTATTGTTCCAAAAAGTAAAAAAACTTTCCGGATACTCTTCATCTTTCGATAGTGACCCTTGTAAAAACACAGGATACCCAAACTCTGACAATGTTTCTATTAATAATTCTTTAACTGCCATTGAAATTTTGCCCTCCTATTAAGGGATTAATCAAACTTTCGAATTTCATCATAATAAATTCTTTGTTGCAGTGAGATTACTTCATTTTGAGTTCTTTTCGAATAAAACGCATCATACATCTGTTGGTTTTTCATATACCTTGGCGTTCCATAAATCATAAAGATCGATGGAAGTCCACCATGTGAAATATCAAATCCAACAGAAACTGACCCTTCAGTCCCAGTCCAATTAATTTCTGCATTTCGTTTTAAACTCCTTTGAGTATTTCCACTTGAATATTTACCACCTGCTGGTAAATTCGGTTTCGAAACAGAAGAAGCTGCTTTTTCAGTTATGATTCTATGTGATTCTATTAAAGCTCTCTCTGCAACCGGCTTTATATCAACTCCTAATTTGCTAAGTCTGGATGTAAGCTGATTAAATCCATCGAATTCTAGTTTTACTTTAGGCATTACCGGCAACTCTTTTCACTTTAAATTTTAAAAATTGGTTTCTCATATTAACATTTTCAGGTTCGCCCATTATATCGTAAATTTTTCCAGTTTGTGGAACCAAAATTCTACAATCACTCTTTATATCTTCTCTATAAAAGCAAACTACATTGGCAGTATCTTCGATCGAATAAACCCCGTTTACATTTCTTTCTGTTCCACCATACGTTTTAAATGATCCAAAAAAGAGTAAGCCGTCATCTATATTTGGAAATATCTTTTTCTCAACCCCTAATGTGTTTGTATATGTTGGTATTAACAACATCAATGGGATGGTATTATCTAATTGTGGTCTATAATTCGGCATAAATTAACCTCTTTTCATGTGGTGGTATTTTCTCTTAAAGCTAATTGAGCTGCTCTTTGAATAAAATAAGGTGATAAATTAGCTTCACCGCTTCCATAGTTCCAAAGATCAGCTACACCCCTTGCTATGAGTCCATAAACATCCTCTGAATTTGCAACAGTAGTACTTATTCCACCGTCGATTAAGTATTGTTGGACTTCTTCTATATACGTTTGTATTGTGTCGTCTTGATACGTCCCGGTTATTCCGAGGCTATTTTTCACATTTTGCAAAATAGCAGCAGTTGTTTCCTCCGCCATCATTTATCACCCTCTTTTTTATTCTGATTTTGTATATGTTGCGCTTGCAACAGAACTATTTGCGGCAGCAGGTTTTATTCCGATTGCTTTTATTGTTGTTGTTTTTGTTAATGTGATAGTTCCCGTATATTCAGTGCTTTCAGCCGTTGGTGTCGATCCATCATCTGTATAATAAATCGTTGCATCTTCTGTTGCACAAGTTATTGTAACTTCTTTACTTTCGGTAAACGTTCCACTCTCTGTTAGTACAGGCGTCGATACAGTTTCTCTCGCACTTGCACTTAAAACTCCAGCTGTACTTACTTCGATATCGTAAATAACCCCATTTGAATCTTTTATTCCTATTTTTGTTGGAATTTCTGTTACTATTGTATCTACAATTTCACCTAAAGCTTCACCTAAAGTTACGGCGATTGAATCTTGACCTGTAAGGTTTTTCGAATATTCTTTTAAACTATCTAATTTTCTCAATTAATTCACCCTCCTTTATCTATTTCTTTTTCGATACTAATTTTCTGATATCTTTTAAAAGTTCTTCTGCTCTTTTTTTCGAAACTTCAATTATATCTCCAACTTTATATATTTCTCCAGTTATTTTATCTGTAAATCCTTTTTCTATTTCTAATAATACAGGATTACATCCTTCTTTATCTGCTTTTTTAACTGGCTCTTCTTTAATAACAGGCTCTTTTTCTATTTCTTGACTTATTTTACTTCTTCTAGCCATATAAAAATAAGCTCCTTTCATAAATTGAAAAGGGGAATTTTCCCCCTTTTATTAACCTACTACGCTTTTTTGAAGTAAATAAATGTAATTGCCCTTTAGGACTTTACCATCATTTACAACAATTGCTTTTTTAACCCATTGATTTGTTTCTTGATCGAAATAATCCATTACGGTAAATTCTAAGTTGGAATTTATTGCATAAGCTTCGCTTGGAACCCAATACATACCAAAATATTGACCATTAGTTGCGTCATTGAAGTTCTTAAATACATCATCTTCTACGAATACTACTTCTTTTCCTTTAAATGTTGCGGTCTCAGCTCCATCAATTGGATTAAATGTCTCGTTGTAAACTGGTCTATTGTTATCATCACACAAAGTCTTAATATTTGCTTCATATGTATTTGCAGTCATTACAAATTCAGGTTTTGCACTTCTCATTGAAAGTGGTATTTTAGAAAATAGCTTTGTCTGCCAGGATTTCCAATCTGCCATTTCATTCGACGTGAATGTAATAGTGTTAGCTGCAGGAATTCTTGAATTAGCAGCTGCTGCTTCAGTTAAAATACCGATCATTTGGTTATTACCATCTGTTCCATTTAGAATTTCAGCATCCATTGCTTTTACATAAGCTTCTGCACAAACCTCGGCAAACTCTTTTTCAAATACATCGACAGATAATATCGTCTCAAGTAATGTTCTAGCGAGTCTAATTTCACCGATTTTATATGAAAATTCTATTGAACCTGTGATTCCACCTGCATTTTGTCTATCGGAAATTGATCCTCCATCTGTTATACGATGGAAAGTTGCACTAAATGATCCGATTGGGAATTTAACTCCACCTTTGATATTTAAATGTCTAACTCTTTGGTAGAGCTGGCCATATCGTTTACTTGTAGCTTTAATAATTTCCTGCATAACTGTCGTTGGAATTAAAACTCCTAAGTTTGCTGCTGTTCCTGTTGCATTGCCGCGGGACTCAAATTCAAGAACATTTTTATTGAGCTCACCTTTTTGAATGTAATTCATAAATGCTTTACGATATTCAAGTGAAGATCTTGTGTCTTCGACTGATCTTTTAGAAACTGCACTTTTAAATGATCCTACTACGTTTAATGTTTCATTTGGATTGAAGTTTGAACGGTTTTCTTCATTTTCTTTTTCTGCTGGGTTCTCTTCTTTTGGTGGTTGTTTTTCTTGATCTTGATTTGCTATATCTGATAATTCATCTGCGATATCATTAAGTTCATTTGAAATATCAATTAAATCCTCATTTATCGCCCTTACTTCATTTACATCCTCTGATTCTTGTGATCTTTTTAATAATTTCTCTTTTTTCTCTTCAAGTCTTATTTTCTTTCTTTCTAATATTTCTTTTCTAGCCATTTTAAAATCCTCCTAAAATAATGTTTTTAATTTTTAATAATTCTAAAGTCTTTTGCTCTTTTAAATCAGTCTCCACTGATGTTTTAGCAGTGTCCACTGCTATTCTTGCGTTCTCCAACGCGCTTTTATCTCTAGCTGTTATAGAAGTAGTATCGTATGCTGGAAAAGTCACAGCTGATATTTCTACAACAGTTGAAATTGATTTAATGTGACGAGTTGGCATTTCACTTTCTAGATCTTCCCAATCGTCTTTATCTATTCCAAACATAAAAGACATCTTATCGATATCTCCACGTTTTATAGCTGAATAATAATCCATTGCTCTTGGACTATTTTTTATATCCAGTTTAGCTCTAAAACAAAGCCCATTTTCATCTACAAATAATTTCATTGTACTGTTTTTATTGTTTCTTCTACTTCGTGCGTAAACAAAAGACGTATCATGATTTAAACAAAGCCTTACATCCGTTAAATCCGTCTTATCTAATGCCCCTCTTTCTATGATTTCATCAAAAAGGCCTCCGATATTAGTTCTATTATCAAATACTATCGGTCGTCCTTCGACTATTCCCATTTCCTCTTCTTCTCTTGTTTCTAAATTAACATTATAGTTTCTTTTTAACATTTCCATAAAAAATTACCTCCTTCTAAACGTTTGTATTTTCATCTATTGAATTTTTAGGTCGATTATCAGTATTATTTAACGCGTTCGTTTTATTTGAGCTTTCTGCAAGTTCTCCAACCAGTTCTGGAAGCGGATACATGCCAAATGCTGTTCTGACTTCATTTTTGTAACATGACGCACTGTCAACAAGTAAATTAAATAGCTCTATTTTTTGACTCGTATCCATGAAAATTAATTCATGCGGATAAAACTTTATTTCGTTGCCAAAACTTCGCTCTCTAGCAGTAAACAAGACTTTCGTAAACGCTTGAGATATTGAGATGATTAACGGTTCTAGAGTTTTCTGATAGAAAGACATATACTGTTCTCTTGAAAAGTCACCCGTTAATATAGGTAAACTAACACCAAACGATCTTAATATCTTTTCATCAATAAACTTCAGCGTTGTGCTGTCAACTAATTGAATTTCATTTTTCATCGGGATAAATTCACCTTTAATATCCATTGGCAAGAAACCCGATTCATTTTTCTTTAGATGTTCTTCGAGTTTTTTTATTGCTTCATCCATTTTACCGTCATCCAAAAGTGTATTGTATTTAACTACTCCGTTGATTGAGAATGAACTCTTTAACGCCTTCGCAACACCTTCTAATAGAGTGTGATTTAATTCAAGTGTCTTTAAAAGTGCTGCGTTATCCGGCTGACCAAATTGATCTCCACCCATAAACTCATTCACTGAATATCGATACTTTAAATGAATGACGTCATTGTATCTTAACGTTGTCTCGTAATTATTCGCAAATTGAAATTTAACAAATGTTTCGCCTGATGAATCTTGTAAAAATGTCACATTCACCGGCTGAATCGGATAAAGTCCCGTATAAACTCTACTCTTACTCCCAACAGCATTAGTTACAACGTCATAAGTTGGAATTATAAAGGCGTTGTAGTTTAAAAATAGCTGCCAAAATACTTTTTCAATTAAATCACTGGTTGTCATCCTTTCATTTGGATTTTTCAATATCCTGTTTAAGTTATCGTCTACCGGTATGTAATCCCTTGACGTGTCAGATACCCTAATATGGACGGGCGTTAATTTCTTTAATTCAAATACAATGCAACTTATCGCTTGTTGTACAACATCTGACGCATAAATTGAATTTCCAAATTGTGAAAATATAGGAGTACCATAATTTAACAAGTTTGCGTACTCTTTATTTTCTTTTTGTTTTTTGAATTTATTTATAAAATTCATTAATAATCCCATACTGTGTACTTCACCTGCTTTCTCAAATTTTTATAATTGTGAATTAATTTCCGACCTATATCGCCGGTACATTTCTTCTACCATAATCAAAGTTACAGCTCCGTCTATTCTTTTACTATTTTTTCCTTGCTCTTTAACTGGTTGTATTAAACCTACTCCGTCAACTTGACAACAGCAATTCTTTAAGTTCCATTTATCCATTTTGTTGTTTCCATAATTTATTATTCTACTTTTTAAATCAGCTTCAGTTAATTTCATTGCGTTACTTAAAGCTCTGCCTTGAAATAGCATTTCAGTTTCGAACCCATATTCATTACATCGATCAATAAAAGTTTTTGCATATCTTTGATCGTATCCAATCTTATATGGCCTTAATTCGTAGTCTTTATATAACTTAAAAAACCAATCTGCTATTTTCGAAATATCAATTTCATTGCTTTCGTGGATTGTAAGTAAGTTTTCTTTTGCCCAATTTACATATTCTGCACCTGATTCTTTATCTCCACTATTTTTTAGCTTTATTTCAGGAATCCAATAATGAGTGTAAATGTATTTTGTTTTATCATCATGCCTTTTTAAAAGGATTTTTGCACAAGATAGATCCGTTGTAGCTGATAAATCAACTGCTCCAAGAATTAATGCTCCTCTAAAATCTTCTAAATCGAAGTCTTTTGTAGGATAATCATAATCTTCTAGCATTAACCACCCTTGAGCTGAAGATTGAGCTATATTAAAGTCTTTTGTAAGTAAATGAATCCTTGTGGCTTTATCGCTTTTTGCTGCTTCAACATCTCTTTTTAATTTCGATACTTTCTTAACTCCATATCTAATTGCTGGATTCGACTTTTCCCACGAAGATTCATCTTGCCAAACTTCTTGTTCTGAGTCTTGTTCATATAGAAAAGCGATGAAATGATCATCGTCAATTTCATCGTTTATCACTTTTTTTGCATAAGATAACTTATGATCTAAATAACAGTCTCTATTAAACCCTTGCGTTGTACAGTTAAGAAATAACGGTTCCTCTTTTGCCGACATTCCTCGCCAACATGCTTCAGCTATTTCACTTTGTCCATTTTCTTCTGCAATATCGTGAGATTCATCAAGGTACGTTTTTGATATATTAAATCCATCTTTATTTTGAGTCTTGCTTGATAACCTGAAAACCGTTATATTTTTAAGTTTGTTCTTAAGTTCCACAATGTTTTGAGAAGTGATTGCTTTTTTAGGATCTAACCTTGATCTCATTCCTCCAATTTCAAGCCAAATTAATTTTGCTTGTTTATCTGAGTTACTTGCACAACATATATCCATACCTCCACTTCCTAAAAACAGATCATAATTTCCATCTGCTGCGAACATTGTGGATTTTCCATTCTTTCTTGCTATCTCAAGAATCCCTTCGGTAAATCGCCTTTTCCCACTATTAGCCATCTTAAAGCTATATACAGCTTCCCACCATGCCTTTTGCCAAGGCATTAGTTTTATTGGTTTCATGTAATACGGCTCTTTAGACTGTAAACACAAAGTTTCCATAAATTTAATCCTTTTATCGGATTCCGTTGTATCGTAAATGTATTTGGGATCTCTTTTATCTTCAATTAGACGTTTAATTTCCTTTTTAATCCAATACCCACATATGATTTTATTACTTTTAATCATATCCCAATATTCTTCTAAGTAACTCATCAACTAAACTCCTCTAATCGCTTAAGTAATTCATCTTGTGCTGAACTTTCAACTTTTCTTAATGTATTTAAAAGAATTCTAACTGCATTCATGTAACTTTGTGAGCATTCTTTGTATATTTTAGCTGCCGACGTAACTTTTTGAAGGTTGCTATTCTTTGGATTGATGCTTATAAAAGGCACTTTCTTTAAATTTATCATTTGTTCTTCTAAAAACACGATTTCATCAAGCAATTTACTAATTAATTTCCGTTCGTTATCATCGATATCTTTAAAAATTTCGTTTAGTTCTTCTCTTCTTGTTATTTTTATCACCGCCTTTGTAGTTTTCGAATATTTTCGAAAATAAAGAATAAAAACCTAAAATTTCTAATAAATTAATTCAAAAAAATGAAAAAATTAACTTTTTCATAAAATACGCCCTCCCCACAGTCCTCCAAATTAATCTTTTATGAGTGAAGTAGGGGGGATAGTTTTTTTAAAAATTTATATAAATTAAAAAATATCATTAAAATATGTTAACCATCATCAGCCAACTCTTCAATATTTATTATGTCAAACGTATATGGATACGTTAAATAGAACAAATATTCTACTTGATACTTATCATCTGCTTTTATGTTTTTCAAATAAATGTTTCCGTTCGCATCTTGATACTTTACC